AAGGAATGTATCCCTGGGAAAGTTAAATGCTAAGTTTGACATAATTGTCCTCCTATTAAATAGCAAGGTTAAAAGTGTAGCATCATGCTACGGTTAGTGTAGGTCCTTTCGGCATCCTACAAATTTATTTATACAGGTTTTACTTTATACCTATATTATATTTTGGACATAATTCCCACTCAGTTTTATCTTTGTGGGATATGATTTTAATTTGGTTTAATGATGCTGTCTCACCAATAGCAGATACCGTGGTTAATAACCCCCAGTCATCCATTAGTTTTACAATTGTATTTCTACGTTCTAAATCGTTTTTAGTTAGATTCGATGGCTTACCATCTAATAAGAATAGCTCTTTAAAATGAGTTATAAAGTACCGACCTTGCTTATGAAGTATATGGCAGGATTGGAATAATTTATTATCTTTTTTAGAAGCCACACCTATTCTTGTAAGTGTTTCACGTATCTTTAAAAAATCATCTGGCTCTGCCAGTATAACCTCTAACATCATATCTGGTTTCCATGCCACCAGTTCATCGTTGAATTCCGCCATGCTGTATCCTATTCCTTATAATATTCAAGTTTTTACTACTTAAAAGTGGAAGGACATCTCTTGCTTTCTCATTACTATAACCATAAAAATCTTTAATTATTTTAATGTCGTCAGATTCTGTTGACTTATTCCACTTTGAAAACCTATTACGTTTTCTAACTATATTTATAAGGAATTGGTATTGGAGATCACCATCAAGATGATGGTACTTATTCATTTCGTTTGCGTATATCACAGTATCAGGAAAGTAAGAAAGACCACGGTTTACCATAAAGGCATTGTAGTCTTTCTCATTCTCCAGTATATCTTTCTTACTGTTTGATATTGATTTAATTAATTCAAATGGATTCATAATATTATTATATCACAGTTTTGTTAAAAGTACACCTATGCTGCAGGATAATTAGTTTTAACATATATAAGATTTTCCAAGCGGAACGACCTCCACTGCTTAACTTCAATATCAAATACTTTCATAACATCTGAATGTACTTCAGGCTGTGGGTCAATGTCACCCTTCGGCATCATAGCATCAGGGATTAGTTCGGGGTGAAGAGTACATCGCATTACACGTTCAGTACCATCAACCTTTTCAAACTTGACTTCAACCTCACCGTCAAATAAGAACTCTCTTAAGTCTTGTCTAAGGTTGGGACCTTTGATATTCATTTCAGCTACCCAACTTGCATCATTCATTGTTTGCATCGTTTTCCACTCCTTCTGATAAGAATTCATTAATTAAAACTAGCATTCTGCTAGCTCTATCTAATTGCCATACGATATTAATCATAGACAATGCTATAATGATTGTCGCATAATTTGCTAAATCGGCCATTGCATTACTCCTATTTAAATTTAATTTGTGACATGATCTCTGTCATGCATGCCACAATGTTTAGTTCATGATCAGCCACGAAGCTATCCTTGTAAGAATAGTCTGCTAGTATAAGAACCAATTGAGGTATACTCGAAGGTTCGACATATGTCAGCATGTTATCATAAACCATTCTAAACAACTTTGCAGATTCAACGTCAATGTTATTGGTTACCCATTTACGCATGTCTTTAAAGTTTTTAGTTTTGAGGTCGTTCATCAAGCCCTTCACACTTGTCTCATCAAGAGTAACAAGTATTCCGGTATCGATATGACCACTCATACCATAGCGTTGACATTCATTTAGAACACGTCGCCAGTCTGGTATATATTTCATAATGAGTTCTGCAATAACTGCATTGTCATATATGATGCTTTCAGAATCAAGAATCCATTGGAGACGTTTCATGAAAGCTCCGGCAAGCAAACTATTCTCTGCGCCGAAATTGAATTCGAATATAGAACATCTCGAATGGAGAGGGTCTATAATACGATTCTTAAAATTGCAAGTGAGTATAAATCTACAGTTAGAAGAGAACTCTTCTATGAACCCACGCAATGCAGGTTGTGTAGATTGGGGATTAAGATAGTCTGCTTCATCAAGAATGACTACCTTCTGTCCGCCTTGTAAACTTACTGTACTTGCAAACTGTTTAATCTTACCCCGAAGGGTATCGATGTTACCGTCTTCAGAACCATTGATTAGAATATAATCTAAGTCTAACTGATTACACAGAGCTCTAGCAACAGTAGTCTTACCTGTGCCAGCCGAGCCTGTGAACATCATATTAGGAAGTTCTCCCTGATCAACAAGACTTTGGAAAGTCTTCTTTAATCCAGTTGGAAGAATACATTCTTCAATGGTTTGTGGACGGTACTTTTCTACGAATAAAAATTCTTTCAAATTGTCCTCACATAATATAATTAAGCATGGTACTATTATACCATGCTTTTGCTAAAAGTACATACTTACTCAGAAATTGTTTCTTCAGTAGGTTGGTCAGTAGCTTGGTCAGTAGCTGGTTCTTGAGCTGCTTTCGCTGCGTCAAGGAATGCCGCTAAACGATTACGTACCGCTCCAACATCTGCCATTTCAGGTCCTTCGAATGCTCCACGCTTTGTTACAATATCAATAATTGAAACACATGCGGTAATATCATTTAGGCTAAGTCCAGCGTCAGCTGGTGGTGCTACTTCTTCAGTAAGAGTAGGCTCTTGTTTTGCTTCGGTCATTTTAATCCTTATAGGTGGTGGTTTTATCAAGGGCTACCCAGTAATCTGTGTTGCCCGCTTTTATTAATGCAACCTGCTTTTTATCAATACCGAAATCATATTCGGCAGCAGGCTTGAACTTGAAGTTGTTTATATCAAACACGAATTCAAATTCAGCATTAGTATTTATACTACAATTCGCGATGTTCATCTTGAATTGATTAGATGTTGGATTTTGTTTATCCAAGATCACACACTCAATGAATCCTTCAGAGTCATTCTTACGGATACTCAGGTTACTGGTTTTAAGAGTAGCTGAAGCTTTCCGTAGACGATTCAATTCATCATTGGTTAGTGTGAATTTTAGATCATTACAATCTAAGTTAATATCATTAGTTGGTACTGTTAGAATATCAATCTCAGAGAAGTAATACTTAAACGAAGTAATACCATCACTAATGTTAACAAACTTTTTATCAGTATCAAAGTCTAAAGTAGGGTCATCGAACATATTAAGACAAGCTAGGAATTCACCTAAGTCATATATGCCGAATTCGTATGGCCATGGTGTGGGTGGTTCCACATGAGCTTTAGCCATAAGGGTTTTCGAAACGGACATCGTACGAATCATTTCGCCGGTTTCTCCGATTGCAATATTGCTATTGATTGATTGGAAGTTGTTTAACACTTCTTTAATTTCATTACTAAGTTTCATTTGACTCCTTGTTGTTATGTCATGATTTCTTTTTTAAACATACTACTATTATACCACGTAATGGTTAAATGTACATACCTTGCTGCTAAAATAATTTTACTTCATAACCTATAGTTGCTCCCCAATTATCTATTTCATATGATGGACTTATGAACCATCCATTCTGAATTAGTCTTATTAAAGGAAGAACTTTGTATCTGGAGTATCCACTCACTAATCCTAGTTCTACAATTCCCAGCTTCTTACCATAGTAATAACTGGTATTAGATTCACTGTTTTGATATGCACCAACAATGGTAGATACAAACATGCTATGTTCAACTTCACAACGGATGTGCGGATGCACACTGTTATAGTCGCTAGCCAATCCAACATGGATTGACGTAGCTAGTAATAATGATAAACAACTCATGCAGCAACCGCATCTGTGATACGTGCGACTAACTGCTTGTTGCCCTTCTTAGTTTTGTTAAACTTTTTAAATTCACGTTTAAGGTCACCAATGGTATCAACTTTCTTAGGAGCAAATTCATCAGAATCAAAACGAGAAGCTTTGTTAATTTTAATTATGAAATAGTCATCATAACCTTTTTCATTTTTAAAGTGAGAGAAACCTTCTTTTCTCCAAGCTTTTAGGACAGCTGGAAAATCTTTGTTCTCGTCAATTCCGTGATAACCGCCACCAAACGTTGAAGCTTCACTTGCAAGATGGAAACCCATAACAGTTGCACCAGTTACCTCTTTAAGACGAATCAACATTCCTTCATATACTAATCTAGAATTTGAACCTTGAATCATTTTACCTTCAAACTTAATAGACATATTGTTTCTGTTAGTTCGAACATTAGCAAGTGGGTCATCAGTAATATAAAGACCGTCTGGAGCACCATCAGTCAACATCATAATGTTTGTATTTTGGATTGCATGCTTGCGAGTAAATGCTTTAGTTAATTTAGACACTGCATAAAGAGTTTGAACTAAAGGAGTTGAACCCATTTGGTCAATTGAATGTATGTCAGAAGGATAAATGCGATAAGTACGATGTCCATGATGATGTGCTTTACCAATAGCAAATATAGTATAAGCTGCTTCATCAAAGGTTTTTTTATTCATCTTAGAAGATAGTAGCTCAACGATTTTTGTATTATCACATTCCAATTCACTTGGAGCTTGTGACCATCCTTTACTCATACCTTCGTTCGAATGTCTATACATTGAAGTTGAAGTGAATGAGTAAGCTTCAAAAGGTATACCCACTTGACGACAAAACATAGCAATTGTAATAGCTTGAGCAACAACATCAGAAACAATATCTGCCATAGAACCAGAAAGGTCTAAGAACATCATAATTCCATGTGATTTTGCTTGAGCCAATTGAGTAGTAGTCAAGAAAATATCTTCAGAAGTTTTATACGCATGCATTTTTAAAGGGTCTAACTTTCCAGACTTTGCAGTTGTAGCACGTTGATATTCAAATGCAGCTTTCTTACGTTCAAAGTCTTTAGCAATAAGATTTGCTTGTGACTTGTAAGTTTTTTTAGTTGCATTAAAATCTTCTCTACATTCTGCAGAAGTGTATGGACAATACTCAAGTAAATGTGGTGAATCTATTTTAGTAGCAATATATTCTTCACGCATTGCTTGAGCTTCTTTGTAAGGATAAACCATTGCTTTAACATTTAAATCAGAAACACCTGATGAAAATTTTGCTTGACTTACTTCTTTTGAATAAGGGTTTGGAACTTGTTGAAGTAACTCTTCTTCTTTTTCACGAAAAGTATCTTCAGTCCAAGTTTCATGAGATGAATCAGAAGAATCAGTTTCCTCTTGTTTTTCACCATCTCCAGAAGAAACAGAATCATCTTTTGGTGATTCATCTTCTTGTGGTTCATCATTAGAAGGAGTTGCGTCTGGAGTAGGTGCTTCACCTTCTTCAGAATCTGCTTCACGAGAACCATTAGAAGGTGAATTCATTGGAATGTTTAATTCTTCTTCATCTTCTTTTTCTTCTTTCTGTTGTTCAATGAAGTCATAAAGCTTTTGACAAACGACAACAACGTCATCCCATGTCTGAACTTTCATAGCTTCTTTAATCAATGGACTTTCGTCATCAGAGAATGCAACTGGAACATATCCACGACCTTTTGAACTTACATTCAATCTGTCCATAAGTCCAGCTTCATTAATATCACGGTCGTCAGTGCCAAATAGATTGTCATCAAACAAAACTTTATATCCAGCTTTAAAACGACGAACGATTCCAGGATATGATTCCTGGATTTTACGTTCGATACGAATATCTTCAACGATATTCAAATAAGCTTTAGGGATATGAGCAATTTTATTTTCAGCATCATGCCATCCATCAGATGGAGTAAACAATGCATGACCAACTTCATGTCCAACAAGAAGGTCATACACATCTTTTCCTTTGTCTGCCCATAGAGGCAAACGTAACACACGATTAATCACATCAAAACTTGCTGTTTGATAGTTTCCGTGTTGAACTGTTAAGTT